CCATGACCTATTACTAATAACTTGGGATTACTCATAAGACTCTCCTAACTTTTATATAGTATATACTAGTAATTAGGTGTTGTCAAGTAGTTTTTGGTATGCTTCTTCAAAGCCTTCTTCGTGATAACAGGCTTCGTGATTGCCCCATACTCGTTTAAAGTATCCGTCTGCTGATTGTAAAACTGTAACTTCGTTAGCAAAATGTCCTTTTACTATCCAAAACATTCTGTGTGCTTCTTTATGTGTCATGCTGTATTTACAGCATAATTAGATTATAGCGCAAACATTAGCCTATGGTGAAGCCGTAGCCAGTTCCGCCGGCTTGTGCCATTGATACTTCAACTTCTAGTTTTTCCATTTCGGCCTGTGCTTCTGCTTTTAAGCTGTCGCCGTTGAGAGTTGATCCGCCTTGTGGTCCTGCAATGGTAGCAAACTTTGATCGTGCTTCGCCTAGCATGTATTTGCAACTAGCAAGTGTATAATCTTTGATCCATTGTACAGCCATATAGTCTGATAACAGTTCACTGTCTGGACGATAGTTATAACACATTAACATCAGTCCTTCTTCTGCTCTCGGTCTCTGCAACAGTGTTAACTTTTTGCTAGTACTGCTCCATTTAAATTCAATAAAGCTACCAAACATTCTGCCTACTAGTTCTTGATGTTGTGCAAACATATCATATGTTGCAAGTCCGCCTAGTTTAGAACCTGACAGCAAATAAGTGTTTGTGTAGGCCATGTTAAATGGTTCATACAAACTACCGCCGTCGCCGCCGCCCGTGCGCGATCCTATGCTGCGTCTAAATATTTGTCTTACTTCTATTACTTCATTTGGCAACACATAGTCGTTTTGGTCAACTACAGTAGTTAAAAACATATAGCTTTCTTCAACTGAATGTTCTGTACGCTGTCTATAACGTGTTAGCGCCTTTGATAACCCAGTTTGATAGTGTATAGGATCAAGTTCAACATCAACCATGCCACCGCCGAGGAATGTGTTAACATAATCGTATACTTCTTGTTTTTGTGTCGCTAGTGTCATATGAAGTTCTCCATTAGTATTTATTCGTTGCGATAAATATGTATAACAATAGGAGAATGGTTATCCCTCGCTTATCACTATATAAACCGGAACGCGGCAATGATTACTATTTCCTGGACAAACAAATCCAGGAAATGTTTACTATTGGCGGCACTGATATTAATATACACAAATATCTAGGGCCCGACAATCCTGCAGAGGGCGAAGGCACGGCTGTTCAGCCTACTTATAACGCTGTTAAAGAAACTAATATACAAGACTTACTATTTCTCGAAAATAGAGATAGAAAGTACGATGCTGATATTTACAGTATGCGTGGCATTTATAATGTCCAAGATATTGACTTTGATTTAAGTGCATTTGGATTATTTCTAAGTAATGACACACTAATGATGACTATTCATATTACCAGTAGTGTTAAAACACTTGGTCGAAAAATTATGTCAGGCGATGTAATTGAGATACCTCACTTAAAAGACGAGTATGCACTTAACGATTATAGCGTAGCACTTAAAAGATTTTATGTCGTAGAAGATGTTAATCGTGCTGCTGAAGGATTTAGTCAAACTTGGTATCCCCACTTATATCGCTTAAAACTAAAGCAAATATACGACGGTCAAGAATATGCAGAAATACTTGATTTACCTGCAGAAGAAGGTAGCGAAAATACGTTGCGTGATTTGCTTTCAACCTACGAAAAAGAAATGCAAATTTCTCGTGCAGTTGTTGCACAAGCAGAAGCAGATGCTCCTAGAAGCGGATACGACATTGATCATTACTATACAGTTTCTACAAATGATGACGGTAGTATTGTTCTAGAGACAGCAGACGATACTGACTTAGATGCATCAAATATCACATATAGTGCTGATGCAGTTGTTAGCAGACCAGAACGCGAAGGTTACACCGGATACTTAGTAGGCACAGGCGATGCTGCTCCTAATGGTGCACCGTTTGGTTTTGGTATTCAGTTTCCCAGAAATAACGAAGACGGCGATTACTTCTTGCGTACTGATTTCTTACCTAATAGAATGTTTCGATATGATGGCGCACGTTGGGTCAAATATAACGACGATATTAGAATGTCACTTAGCAATACACTTGAGCGTCAAACACAAAAGTCTAGCTTTATTAACAATACTAAAACTAGTGAAATTAGCGGCGAAACAGTTGAAGAAAGACAGAGTCTATCTAAAGCACTTAGACCACGGGCGGATAATACATAATGCAGCATTTCTATGATGGCCAAGTAAGAAGATATCTTACACAAATGATGCGCATTCTAGCAAACTTTCCTGTACAAGACGGAAAAGGTGCGCAGAAAGAAGTGCCTGTTATTTATGGTGACCTAACCCGTCAAGTAGCAAACATTATTAGAGAAAACTCAGAGAATAAATTGCCCAGTGCTCCACGCATTGCTGTTTATATAACAGGTCTAGAATTAGACAAAGATAGATTAACTGATTCAACATACACTCGTAAAACTAATATTAGAGAACGTGAGTGGGACGATGCTACTGGTGAATATTTAAACACACAAGGTAAAAATTATACTGTAGAACGATTAATACCTACTCCTTATATGATGCGTGTTAATGCAGACATATGGACTAGCAACACGGATCAAAAGTTGCAATTATTAGAACAAATACTTGTATTGTTTAATCCAAGTTTAGAAATGCAAACTACAGATAACTTCATTGACTGGACTAGTATTACTGTTGTTAATTTAGAAAATGTAACTTGGAGCAATCGCAGTGTTCCGGTGGGGGTTGATAGCGAAATTGATATTGCTACACTAACATTTAGTGTTCCAATCTATATTAGTCCGCCAACTAAAGTACGTAAAATGGGCATTATTACAAACATTATTACTAGTATGTTTGATGAGAGTTTAGGTACAATCGAAGACGGTGTAAGTAGACCTATTCTAAATGCCTACGATGATATTGCTAGAGCAGGCATAGTTCAAAACGAATTTGGAAGAAAAGCACAGACTGAAACTGCTGCCCAGATGGCTAATGTTAATTACAATACATATGGTGCATTTATTAGCGGCGACACAGCTCAGTTATATTCAAATGGTATTGTGGGTAACAAGAACTGGAGAGAAATATTTGAAGCACTTCCGGGTCAGTATGCTGCGGACGTAAGTCGAGTGTTCTTTACCAGTCAAGATAATGCAAGTACAGTTACTGGTACATTTACATTAAGTCCATTTGACGAAGGTAAAATATTAATTAATTGGGACACTGATAGTTTTCCTAGCGATAATGTAATAGCAGGACGTACTAGTATTGATTATATTATTGATCCAACTAGTTTTAATCCTAGTTCAATTAAAATTAGCGGGCTACGCATATTGCTGTTAGAAGATGTTGGTAACGATAGTGCTACAGAATCTCCCATTGCTTGGCAAAATACAGATACTACTGCACTAGTTGCTAGTGCAAACGATATTATTGAATGGAACGGATCTAAGTGGAATATTGTATTTGATGCTAGTGTTACTACCGAAGTTACTTATACTACTAATTTAAATACCAGTGTACAATACAGATTTAATAACGGCGAGTGGTTATTAAGTATTGATGGTGACTACCCAGTTGGAACATGGGGAGTAGAACTAGCAGGATAATTACATGTATGAACAATCAAATTACATGTAGTGGTGCGCTATTTTACACACTAGACACAAATAGATTTTTATTCCTCCATAGAGCTCAGGGAAAGCGAGCTAATCTGTGGGGGCTTGTTGGCGGCACTAACGAAGGTGCCGAAACACCATGGGAAGGACTCAAGCGGGAAATCCAAGAAGAAATTGGTCAACTTCCTGTAATTAAAAAAACACTGCCGTTGGAGAGCTTTGTTTCACCCGATAGTAAATTCTATTTTCACACATACCTTTGCGTAGTTGAGCAAGAATTTATTCCTATACTTAATAACGAACATGACGGGTATGCTTGGTGCAGCTTTACCAAATGGCCAAAGCCTCTACATCACGGTCTACGTAATACATTACAAAGCAAAGTCAATTTAACTAAACTAGAAACTGTATTTAAAACTATAAATCTTCTTGACAATTGAGCAGAAAGAAAGTACAATAGTTATATGAAAGTACTAGTAATCGGCGATGTAATAATCGACAAATATATTTATGGAACTGCAGAACGGTTAAGTCCCGAAGCGCCTGTTCCGATTGTGCGGCATCAAACTACATTTGAACGTAGTGGAGGCGCAGGCAATCTTTATGCAAACTTAAAATCACTAGATGTTGATGTAGAACTATTAGATCTTAGCAATCCTAAATGCGTTAAAACTCGTGTGTTCTGCGATGGACACTATGTTACACGTATTGACAATGACTATCACACAGATGGGATTGAATCATTAATAGCAATTCAAAACATTAACTTTTCGCAGTACACTTTTGTTATACTGAGCGATTATAACAAAGGTGTATTAGATCAATCCAAAGAGATTATTAAACATATTAATCAATTTGGATGTAAAGTACTTGTAGATCCAAAGAAATCTGCTAGTTATTACGAAGGTGCGTGGCTTATTAAGCCTAATATGCTTGAAGAATCACAGTACGGATTTGGACAACATCATTGGAACTGGATTGTGACAGATGCTAAAGGACCAGTTCGTGCTAGAATTGATAAAGTTATGTACACTGTGCAGCCTGAACAAGTTGAAGTAAACGATGTTACAGGAGCGGGCGATTGTTTCTTAGCAGCGTTTGTGTATAGTTTAACTAAGGGGTATGACTACACAAAGTGTCTTGCAATAGCAGCTAAGGGTGCTACACACAGCGTAAAGCACACGGGCACGTATGTACTAACAATAGACGACATTGAAGACGCTACGGTGTTTACAAACGGTGTATTTGATATACTACATCGCGGACACTTTGAACTATTAAAGCAAGCATCTGCGTTAGGTACCAAACTTGTTGTTGGTATAAATTCAGATGCTAGTGTTAAAAGACTAAAAGGTGAAAGTCGTCCAATCAATAATCAAGCTATTCGAAAAGAACAGTTAGAATCGTTGCCCTGGGTTAGTGAAGTAATTGTGTTTGATGACGATACTCCATATGAATTAATTAAAAAAATAAAACCGAACCTAATTGTAAAAGGCGGCGACTATACAGTCGAAACTGTAGTCGGACACGAGTTAGCTCCGGTGCATATTGTTAGCACGGTTGCAGGGTATTCAACTACACGGATAATAGAGGCAAGCAAATGAGAATATTAGTTACAGGACACAACGGATTTATTGGTAAGAACGTTGCAAGCTACTTGCAAAGTCAAGGACACGAAGTTGAAGGTTGGGAATGGGAACCAGGTATACTTCCTAGTACAGAAGATTATGATTGGTGTGTCCACCTAGGTGCTATTAGCTCAACTACATATACAGATGTAAATCAGATACTAGAACAAAACTTTGAATTTAGTGTAAGACTTGCACAGATATGCGAAAACTTTGGTACTAACTTTCAATACGCATCAAGTGCAAGTGTGTATGGTCCTACAACACATTTTACAGAAGATGGAGCATTGCTTCCACAAAGCCCATATGCTTGGAGCAAGTATATGTTTGATAGATTTATTAATCAATACAAAGACGAATTTAAAATTAAGATTCAAGGCTTTCGTTATTTTAATGTATATGGGCAAGGTGAAGAACATAAAGGCGACCAAGCAAGCCCATATACTAAATTTACACGCCAGGCAAAAGAGAATAATGTTATAACTCTGTTTGAAGATAGTGAAAATTATAAACGAGATTTTGTGTGTGTAGATGATATTTGTCGAGCTCATGAAAAGATGTTTGATAGCGATGCAAGAGGCATCTTTAACATAGGCACTGGTACCGCAACTAGTTTTGAAACTGTTGCTACTGCTATTGCCAACAAGCACGGCGCTGCAATACATCGTATTCCGATGCCCGACAACATTAAGTCACAGTATCAAAAATACACCTGTGCAAATTTAACTAAACTTAACAGTGCAATAGACATGCAATGGACTAACATAGAGGATTATATAAATGAAATCAAATGAAGTAACACCAGAACGCTTAGCCGGCGTTGTTAAAAAAGGGTGGGGCTACGAATTAATTTGGGCTACTAATGACAAGTACTGTGGTAAGATTATGGTATTTGAAAAAGCTGGTGCAAAATTTAGCATGCACTTTCATAGAGAAAAAGACGAAACATGGTTTGTAAATACCGGACTATTCAAAGTGCGATGGATTGATACTTCTAATGCTATGTTATACGAAAAGAATTTAAAGGAAGGCGATGTGTGGCATAATCCACCATTACAACCGCACCAGCTAATTTGTTTAGCTGCAGGGTCTAGTATTACTGAAGTTAGTACTGCTGACAGTGTAGAAGACAATTACAGAGTTGCTCCTGGCGATAGTCAAACTACCTTAGAAAATACTAATAATGTCTAATGTTTATACTTGGGGATCGACAACTGAACATCGTACTGTAGTTTCTTATGATGTTATGCAAAGTTACAACTATGTTGCTCCTAAATGTGTAATTGGTCTTGACAGAGACGGTGTTATTAATGTTGATCGCGGAACGTACACTTGGAAAGGTACTGACTTTGAGCCTATACCTAATAGTTTAGAAGCAATTGCTAAATTACGAAGGATGGGCTACGGTATTGCTATTATTACTAATCAAGGCGGCATAGAAAAAGGACTGTTTACTGAGCAGGATGTCGATGCATTACATATGCATATGTTAGAATTGTTGGGCGGTGCGGGCTGTCCAAGCATTGACGCCATTTATTATAGCGCTAGCAGTCGAAAAGATGATATGTATGCTAAACCAAATACAGGAATGTTTAAAAGGTGTGAGAAAGAACACAAACATAAAAATATAAAGTTTAATCGGGGATATTATGTTGGTGACAAAATGAGCGACCTAAAAGCTGCCCACAAAATAGGCGCAACTCCTGTATTAGTACGCACTGGATATGGCTTAGAAACTGAAAAAGAATTAAAGAAATTTACCTATCGAAACATAAAGAAAAAGACCATCGTATTTAATGATCTTAGTTCTTTTGCAGACTATATCGAAACGCTTTAAGCCTGCGCTTCACCCCACTTTAGAATAATATTTGAGACCGAATCTACACCACTAACCTTATAAACATTAATAGCAAGAACGTCAGGTCCGTTTGGATATGTTCCTCTGCCACCTAATGGTGTGTTAGTAAGCTCTTTAAGATCGTTAAGATCAAGAGTTGAACGTTCACCCGGAACTGCAATAAACGAAAATACAGTTTCGCCTGGTTGTGCATACGGAGGTTGCACAAAGGTAAA